TTCAATTAAAACAACAGGATTTACAGCAGTATCAGGCAAGGGGTATTTTTGTAATACGGATGGTGGAGCATTTACAGCTACATTACCAGCATCACCAAGTGCTGGAGATATAGTTGCTTTTGCAGATTATACAGGAAATTTTAATATTGCTAATTTAACTATTGGTAGAAATAGTTCTAAAATAGAAGGTTTTACAGAAGATGCACTAATGACTATAAATAGAGAATCAAAAACTTTAGTGTATGTAGATGGAACACAAGGTTGGCTTCCCGTTAATGATAATGCTGAGCCAGTAGCAGAAATAAAATATATAGCCGCATCAGGGGGAAATACAGTTACTACTTGTGGTAATTACAAAATTCATAAATTTACAGGCCCTGGAACTTTTACAGTTTCTTGTGCAGGTAATGCAGCAGGTTCAAACACAGTTTCTTATTTAGTAGTCGCTGGTGGTGGTGGCGGCGGTGGGAATGATGCCGTAGCTGGAGGAGGTGCAGGTGGTTTTAGAGAAGGTTTAGGTTTAAATGATTCTTATACAGGATCTCCATTAAGAGCACCCACAGGTGTACCCGTTACAGCGACAGGTTATCCTATAACAGTAGGCGGAGGAGGAGCAGGTCACCCTGCAAGTCCTAGCCCAGATTCCCGAGGAACTAATGGAAATCCTTCAATTTTTTCATCAATAACAGCTACAGCTGGCGGTGGTGGAGCAGGTGGTCCCGGTGCTGTTCCAATTTGTGTAGCTACTGGAAAACCCGGTGGATCTGGTGGCGGTGGCGGAACAAGTAATCCAAACGGACCCCCGAATGGAAGACCTGGTGGAACAGGAAATACTCCTCCAGTAAGTCCTCCTCAAGGAAATGGAGGTGGAAAAGGATCTTCTGATGCAACTACTTATATGTTAGGTGGTGGAGGTGGTGGAGCAACAGCTGCAGCAGCAGATGTGCCATTCCCAAATCCTCCTACTGGAACCGGAGGTGTAGGTGGTGCTGGTGCAACAACAGAAATTAGTGCAAGTCCAGTGGCTTATGCTGGCGGTGGTGGAGGCGGCGGACATAATGCAGGTCCTAGAGGACCAGGTGCTGGTGGAACTGGCGGCGGTGGTGCTGGTGGAAAACCAGGCGCTGCAGTAGCAGGAGGAACTAACACTGGTGGTGGTGGTGGAGGTGGTGGCGATCCAGGCATTGCGGGTGCGGCTGGTGGTTCAGGTATAGTAATAATAAGATACAAATATCAATAATATTTATGTATTGTTTAACAATTAATTTTAAGATATAAGGAGAAACATTATGGCACACTTTGCAAAACTAGGATCTAACGGAAAAGTTATTCAAGTATTAACACTTGATAATAAAGATATGTTAAATGCTGATGGTGTTGAAGACGAAACAGTAGGTCAACAATATTTAGAATTACACAATAATTGGCCTGCACAAATGTGGATTCAAACTTCATACAATACAGCTACTGGACAACATAAATTAGGTGGAACTCCATTCAGAGGAAACTATGCGGGCATAGGGATGATTTGGGATGAAGATGATCAAATTTTTTGGCCTAAAAAACCTTATCCTTCTTGGGTAAAAGATACATCTGATGCTTCTTGGCATTCACCAATTGGTGATGCTCCTGCATTAACTGCGGAACAACTTTCACAAAATGAGGCTGGTACTCATAGATGGGTATATGAGTGGAATGAAGGTGCTCAATCCTGGGACTTGACAGACGTTAAAGTATAAATTAAAAAGGTATGTGGTATGCAAAAGAAAGTATTATCTGAAATAGCATTATACTATGGTGATATTCAAATGCCGAAAGGCTTTGAAATTGATAGAACTAAATTACAAACTGACATCTTACAATCACAAATTACAAACAAAGAATTTCCATTTTCCAGAGAGTGGGATAAATTAACTACCTATGTGCGAGAACATATAAATTTAGAATATGGTTTTTGTTTAGTAAATAAGGAAACGTGGGGAAGTATTTATAAACCAAAAGAAATCTCTATTCCCTTATTAAATATTGATCCCGTAGATTTACGCACCTCTCCTGATTATACTTTTCTTTATGGAGTTAATGTTAAAGATTGTAGTGTTAGAATACATTATGATCAAAACAGAAGAGCGGGAAGAAGTTGGGATATACCACTTTTAAATAACAGATTTATTATGTTTCCATCTACTCAGATGTATTACATCACTAACAATCAAAAGGATTCTTTAAACTTTATTTTAACTACAACCTATGAATTTATCTAATTATTTCTGGTACTTTACTTCTGCTCTTACCCCTCGATTTTGTGATGAAGTAATTAAACATGGACTAGCCCAAGCTGAAGTTATGGCTAGAACTGGTGATTATGGAGATAAAAAATTAAATAAAGAAGAAATAAAAAATTTAAAAAGAAAAAGAAATTCAGATTTAGTGTGGTTAAATGATACCTGGATATATAAAGAAATTCACCCATATGTTCACGAAGCAAATAAAAATGCTGGTTGGAATTTTGAATGGGATAGGAGTGAATCTTGTCAATTTACAAAATATAAACTGCATCAATATTATGATTGGCATACAGATCCTTGGGATAAGCCCTATAAAAGAAAAGAAGGTCATCCTGATAATGGCAAAGTTAGAAAACTATCTATGACTTGTCAATTAACTGATGGATCGGAATATAGTGGAGGAGAATTAGAATTTGATTTTAGAAACTATGACCCACATATGAGAGATGAGAATAAACATGTAAGAAGTGTACCTGAAATATTACCTAAAGGCTCTATCGTAGTTTTTCCTTCACACCTATGGCATAGAGTTAAACCAGTAACGAGCGGAACTAGATACTCACTTGTCGTATGGCATTTGGGATATCCATTTAAATAAAATGATAGAATATAAATTAATAGATAAAGATATAGCTTTTGTTAAACTTCCAAAAGCAATAATTAAAGAACTTAATCATTGGAAAAAAGAATGTGATAAAATTAAAAAACATCCTCTTTTTAAATTAAAATTACATGAAAATATAGGTTCTAAAACAAATAATTATCAAACATCTATCCCTTCTTATTTAATAGAAAACTCTTATTGGCTGGCATATGTCCTTAGATTATGTGGGATCTTATCAAAAGAATTTCACAGAAATTTTTTTATTAGAAAATGGGATGGTCATTTTGATGGTTATGACGTCTGGATAAATTATGCATATAAAAATAATAGTAATTCTGAACACAATCATGCTGGATATTTTTCAGGAGTTATTTACTTAAATAATAAAAAAGATAAAACTATTTTTACAGAAAAAAATATAGATTTTATAGGAAAGAAAGGAGATATGATAATTTTTCCATCTAAATTAATGCACAAAGTTAATAAACAAAAAGAGGACTATGAAAGAGTAACCTTTGCTTTCAATGTAAATCGTAAATAAATATGTATATAAATAATTATTTTTGGACTCCAATATGGACAGAAGTTAAACCAGACTTTGTTAAATCTTTAAACAAAGCATCAAATCCATATATTAAAGAAGCAAGAAAGAATAAGGAAGCGAAAGCCTATCTTAAAGAACATGGAGATTTTGGTCGTTCCTTTCACTCAACTCCCTTAGTGAACGATACTAAGTTTATGGATTTTAGAAATTATGTTGGTCAAAAAGCTTGGGAGTTTTTAGATCACTCAGGATTTGATATGCGTAGGTATCAAACTTTTTTTGAACAAATGTGGGTACAAGAATTTGCTAAAAAAGGTGGCGGACATCATTCAGCACATATACATTGGAACACACATGTTAATGGTTTTTATTTTTTAAAAGCAAGCGACAAGACTTCGGTTCCAATTTTTCATGATCCTCGCACAGGCGCACGAACTACTGCTTTACATATGAAATCACAACAAGGAATATATTCAGGGACTGAGATAATTAATATTAAACCGAAACCAGGATTGCTTATATTTTTTCCAGGATATGTACAACACGAATTTTCTGTGGACCACGGTAAAGCTCCCTTTAGGTTTATTCATTTTAACGTAACAGCCGTTTTAAAGGACATGGCTAAAGATGTATAATTTTTTATCATTTAAAAGTGCTCCTAAAAATAATCCTTTGGCACCAGAATGGCATTATGTGTTTGTAGAACAAGACACCCACAATATTAATATTAAATCCTTAATTGATTTTTTACTAAAAAAAGAAAAAGATATTTTAAAACTTGAAAGTGTAAATGATGGTTTTACAGGTCTTGGAACAAAGTCTCTTACCAGTAAACATAGTAGTTACAATCTTTTTAATTTTAAAAATAAAGAAATAACTAAACTTAAAAATAATATCATAAAATTACATAAAACTTTTTTAGATCACCATGCACTACCTATCCCTCAACATCTTTTTATAAAAGGATGGTATAATATTTTACAAAAAGGAGAACAGATTAAACCACATTTACATGATATAACTCCTGATAGTTATTTAGGAGGTAATTTTTCTGTTCAAGCTAAAGACACCTCTACATATTATGTGTGTCCCGCTAATCAAATTAACGAACCCGAGGTTTATAAAAGTTTAAACACTCCGGGTAAATTAACTTTGTTTCAAAATTGTATACCTCATTACACTGATCAAAATAAAAGTAACATTAAAAGAATAACTATTGCTTTTGATTTAAGTTTAGTGAGAAAGGATTTTTTTCATGTCTTTTAAAAAAAATAAATATACCATTATTCGTCAAGCTATATCAAAAGACTTAGCAGCTTTTGTGGCAAATTATTTTAGGATGCAAAAGCAGGTTTATGATACTTGTAAAGAGCGTAGATATTTTTCACCTTTTGAAACTATACTTGGTTTTTATGAAAATGAGAATGAACAAATTCCAAATACCTATTCTCACTATGCAAACATGGCTATGGAAACATTAATGTTAAAATGTCAACCAGGTATGGAAAAAGCAACAGGACTTAAATTATATCCAGCCTACACTTATGCAAGAATCTATAAAAAAGGTGATGTTCTAAAAAGACATAAGGATAGATTTAGTTGTGAGATATCTACCACTATGAATTTAGGTGGTGATGATTGGCCTATATATTTAGAACCAGATCCGACTAAAGGTGGTACAAAACCAGGTGTTGGATATGTATCAGATAACACCAAAGGTGTTAGAGTAGATCTTAAACCAGGAGATATGCTGGTTTATTCTGGCTGTGAGCTAGAGCATTGGAGAGAAAAATTCAAAGGCAAAGAATGCGTACAAGTTTTTCTGCACTATAACAATCGTAAAACGCCTGGAGCGAAGGATAATATGTTCGACAAACGTCCACATTTAGGACTTCCTTCTTGGTTTAAACGATGATATAATTCTTAGATGGAGGCAGGGCACCACCACATACCCCCTGTCTCCTTTTAAGGATTATATATGTTATTAGGATTTGACTCTTTTGCAGCTTTACCGTTTTCAACGTCAGGCGCTGATACAAGCGTAACTATTTCAGTTACTAAAAATACGCTAACTTTAAGTATTGGAAATCCTGGTGTTACAGCTGATTCTATCGTAGAGATTCCTACGCCAAGCCAAGTTACTTTAGGGTTTGGAAGTCTTACTATTTCAGGGGACGCTAATCTAAGTCCTACCGG